GCTATGACAACAATTCTTTCTTAATTAATGGGAACTAAATGAAACCTGAAATACACTTAGCTCAATATATAATTAAATTCGAGAAAGGGGTAAAGCTTCAGGTTTGTCAAGAACAGGGGATACCTGTTATAGGGTATCAAGTAGCTGCCCAATTAGTGGAATTTATGTCACAGGCATTTCAGCACCAAATTGGAGAGGTATTCACATCTATCCCTGCAATAGTAGTTAATATTCGAGACATTAACCAGCAGCGCGTAGATGTTAAAATTGCAGTAAATAATATCACACCTGAAGGTGAGTATAAAGAGAATCCTGTAATTTTATCAGTCCCTCTAATGTTTCCCTCAACTAAAACAAGTGCCCTCACCTTTGAAGTGAATGTTGGAGACCCAGTTCTACTATCCTTCAGTCAACGCTGTATTGATGCTTTTAAGTCAAGTGGAGGTATTGTAAATCCATTAGACCTTCGTAGGTTTGATAAAAGAGACGCTGTAGCGATCTTAGGCTTATCCTCTTTCAATGACGCTCCTAACAATCCGGCAAAGCACACATGGCCTCACAATACAAGTGACACCGTTCTTACTCACAACCTTGGTTCTGGTGTTGAAGTAGAGTTACGTCTGACTAAGGATGGAAAATTAAAGATCAATTCTAATGTTGAAGTGGAGGTAAATTCTCCCACATCTACTGTAAATGGGAACGCTGTTGTTAACGGCAATGCTCAGTTCAATGGTAACTTGAGTTGCACTGGGGCGATTACAGCTAATAGTGTTACAGCACCTACGATTACAAGTAATGGCAAAGTGTTAGCCACACATACGCATCCATACACCGATGACGGCACCCCTATGTCTACAGGCTCTCCAAACTAAAGGTAATACATGGCAGACTTACTCCTTGATCCAGTCACACACGATATGGTGTACAGCAACGGGGAAACACCTCTAACCTCTGATAGAAACCTTACAGTTGCTCAGAGGTTAAAAATAAAACTGCAAACCTTCAAAGGTGAGTGGTTTTTAGATACCACTATAGGTATCCCCTATTTTCAAGTTATTTTTCAACGTGGGGTAAGTAAGGCAACAATAGACACTATTTACCAAGAAGCTATTTTGTCTGAACCTGATGTGGTTTCTATTGTTGAGTTTAATTCCATTATAGATACTACGACCAGTACTTACCAGATGTCTTTTAAAGTTAAGACAAATGAAAATTTCATAACAGATTATATTGATATAACACAAGGTGCATAATGAGTGGATTAACCAAAGAAGGTTTAATCATACAAAGATTGAACGACATCATTGTGTCGCAACGTGAAGCTGCTATAAACTTATTCAGGGAGATAACTCCAGTAGGGGAGGATGTTGATACATCTGAGAACACCACTATTGGTCGTCTTATCTCTCTGAGTTCTCCATCACAAGCTGACTTATGGGAAGCACTAGAAGAAGTATACAATGCTTTTGATCCAGATGCAGCAGAAGGTTTGGCATTAGATAAGCTCGCAAAGTTAATGGGCTTAACAAGAGAGCCTGCACAAAAGGCAGTATGTCAATTATTACTTACAGGTAACGCTGGTGTCACTGTCCCCTACGCAAGTTCTGTTCGTGGGGAGGGTACGAATGTATTGTGGAATACTCGTGCGGATGTTACCTTTGCTGGTAAGTACTCTGGGGTATACATAAATGTCAATCATGTAGCTACTGGAACAAGTTACAGTGTTACTTACAGCACCCCCTCTGGAGATAAAGTACTTTCATTTACAACAGGTGGTTCTGCTACAGAAGCAGGCATAGTAGATGGACTAATAACAGCGGCACTTACAGATGGGCACCCTGACTATATTCTTGTGAGTCGTCTCCCTAATACTCAAACTTTATGGATACGCAAAGTAAGCCTTTATTCTACGAGCTATTTTACCCCATCTTTAAAGCTTACCATCACTCAATACCAAAAAGTAGTTTCAGCACAAGCTGATGTAACTGGGGAAGTAGTACAACCAGTTGACACCGTAAATCAAATAGCCACTCCTGTCCTAGGTTGGGTGTTAGCCACAAACTTCACAGAAGCTACAGGTGGCAGATTAATAGAGACAGATTCAGAACTACGCAACAGAATGTCTACAAGTAAGTACGACAAGGCTAGTAATATCCTAGAGTCACTTTACTCTGCTTTGAAAAGTGTGACAGGGGTTACAGAAGTAATCATATATGAGAATGAGTCTAATGTCACAGATGTAAACGGAGTACCTGCTAAATCCTTCATGTGTGTTATCGCTGGTGGGGATGACCAAGAATTAGTTGACACTATTTGGAAAAATAAACCGTTAGGTATTCTCAGTTACCAGAGTGGCGCCACTTTCCCCGATGACTATACATTTGAAGCATTAGATAGTCAGGGGTATCCTCACCCAATAGGACTCAATCGTCCTACCCCAAAACCTATTTATATCAGTATTGATTTAGAAACCGTTGCTGGGGTGTTCCCTTCGGATGGCATTGCTCAAATGAAAAGTGCTATTGTTGAGTATTTCAAAGCCAACTTTGGAATAAGTGATGACATACTTTATAGTCGTGTATACAGCCCTGTAAACAGCATTGTGGGGCATTACGTCAATACCCTTACGTTGGGTACTGCACCATCTCCAACAGGCACTAGCAACATTCCTATAGCGTTTAATGAGATATACACTTTAAACCCTGACCACATTATCATAACTGTGTAGGTGGATATGCCAGACATTATACCATTCGAGACAGTAGATTATATATCAGAAGCTCAAGCAAGAGTAACAGAACAGTTCAAAGATAATAAACATCCTGAGAAAGTTAAGGATGTTTTTAATCGGTATTTAAAATTACTCTTGCAACAACAGATAGAGATACAGGATACGTTAAAAGACCTAATGCAGCTTCGGGATATTGACAATGCTGTTGGGGTGCAATTGGATGTAATTGGACGTATTGTTGGGCAACCAAGAATATTAGTAGGGGCAGATATTTACCCTTATTTTGGATTTACTGGTGCAGCAGGTGCTCAGACATTTGGGCAAAAAGGTACTGGAGTAGGTGGTAAGTTTAAATCTAAGAGTAGTGACACTGGTTCAAATATAAAACTTGACGATGAAGATTACCGTAAATTCCTAAGAGCAAAGATATTCAAGAATATTACCTCATCTACCCCAGAAGAATATATGACTGTGATAAAAGCAGTATTTGGTTTAGAGGCTGTGTATATCGAGGAGGGGGAGTTTGCTGAATTTACGGTGTACTTCAGTAGACCATTATCTGAGTTTGAAAAGAGCTTATTGCTCTATGTTGCAAATACAGATGGATACCCAACTAGGTTAGTCCCAAAGACAATAGGGGTTCAGGCTAACTACGACCATACAGGTATTCCTAACTTCACAAGTGGGTATGGGAAAGATTATGGTGGTAGTTATGGCGCTTAATAATAGAGATAAATACAAATGGCAAACTTTTTGAAACCATTAGGTTTAGAAAAAATATGGGCAAAGAATGGGGATAAATCCCCTCCCCCTGATGATGCAAAGATTGACCAAGGGTTTACAGTAGAAATTCCATTCCTCGAAGACTTCAACTACCTCGAAGGGAGGCAGGATGAAGCATTAGCCCACATTAACCAATATGGTATATGTGCATGGGACATCGCTTCATCTTATCTTGCAAATAAATCATATGTGCAGGGGACAGATGGTATCATCTACCGTGCAATACAAGACAGTGTTGGGGTAGACCCTGTAGGTGGTGACGAAACCAAGTGGAAACCTGCGTTCTACTTCAGAGAAGACCTTTATACGATTGCTGGTGCAAACGCTTTCTTCTCTTCCAAAAATAGCAATTTAAGTGACCTCACAAATACCGCTACAGCAAGGAATAACCTAGGGGTTTATTCTACAAGTGAAACTGATGCCAGATATAACATCAAAAGTAATAACCTTTCAGACGTCACAAGTGCCCCTACCGCCTTCAACAACATAAAGCAACAAGCCACTGAAGCATCCTCCGGCACACTTTCTATTGCAAATATTACAGAAGTTACTGCTGGTACAGATAACACAAAAGTTGTTACCCCTCAGAAATTGAAATGGGGGTTTCAATCAGGGATTGGGTCTGATTACTTTTGGATTAGGTTCCCAAGTTGGTTGAATGGTTTTGTTATTGCTGGTGGACTTTACACGGCAGCTAATCATGGATCACACCTTGTTACTTACAGCGGAAGCCCTACCTTCACACAGGTGAGGATGGTGGCTAATGGTTTTGCTGACAGTACTTTTGGTAGGGGGGATACAAGTATCTCATGCTCTACAAGTGGCTCTGCTACAAGTTTTATTTCTAATTGGTACACAGGTAGTAGTTCAAATATGAATGTGACCTGTTGGTATCTTGCCTTCGGCACTTAAAAGAGATTATAGAATATGGTAATGAAGACCGAACCGTTTCTGTCAGCAAAATGGGGATGGGACTTAGGTGAGAGTGGCTGGAAAGAAGGGGTTGATGAAAACTTCAAGAAGTTTGCCTTCCTCACTTCCGGCTCCATAGATGGTGTGGTAGTTTCATTACCCGCATCTCCTAGTAATGGGTATGCTTGCCTTTTGACAAGTGACAACACCTTTAATACCTATGTTGATGGTGCTTGGAGTAAATATTCAATCCCCAAATGGTTTGTGTTCACTCTAAAAAGTGATGGTAGCCGCTATGAGTGGAATGGTGTTAGTTTTGTAGAGACCATGAGAGCGAGCGACAAAGCAAGGTATGCCAGTATCCAGACGGGGGCTACCGCTAACTTACCAGATGCTACATTGCTGAATCGTGCTAACCACGAAGGTAGTCAGGCCATTTCGACCATTACAGGACTACAAGCCTCTTTAGAGAATTTAGACAATCTCAAACAAGATGAATTAGGCTTCACCCCTATTAACAAGGCTGGTGATACTGGTATTGGTAGTTTAAGTAGTACAGGCACTATCTCAGCTCGCTATTCCGATGTTAAAGACACATCTAGTGTAAACAACATATTTGCTAAGTACAGTTTCCGTAACTCTGAAGGTGGTGAGAAGGCGTGGATTGGGTTCAGTGGTTCCGAAGAGTTTAGACTTCAGTTTGGTAGTGGTAATGGTAATATATATAGTAATGCCGATAACTTTGAAGTTAAGGGGAATTTACTTGCTGGTAATCACATAGATGTACGTTCTTCTAGCCCTTACCTACTGTTGAAAGATACTGCCACTTCTGGAACAAATGCTGGGGGTTATGTTGTTTTTCAAGACAATGCAGGAGCAGTAACCGGAACCTTTGGTCGTACTACAGCAAATGGCAATATTTCTCTGGTAAATAATACAGGGGCTTTTACTGTTGGTTGTGATACTTCTATAACAGGCGCACTAACTGTTGGTGGTACTGTCAACTTCACAGGAGGTGTTAATCTTTTTTCTACTGTTATTGGTTCAGCATTACCATACTTAGCTATGCGAGATACCGATACCTCCGGTACTACAGCAAGAGGTTTTATATCTTTCCAAGACAGTGCTTTTAACACTAACGCTGCCCTTGGTATGATGGATGGCAACGGTAAGTTTAAGTTTGCCAACACAGGAAGGGAATTTTACTTTGACGGTAGCAATGTTAAATCATTAGGCACATTGGAATCAGTCAGTAACTTAATAGTTGGTGGCAGCGCTACAGTAACAGGAAGTGTAACAGCCAGTGTATTTATAGGTAGCGGTGCAGGACTTAACTCACTTAATGCCACCAACCTAACTACAGGAGAGATTAGTGATGCGAGATTACCATTTGATTACAGTGATGCTAATGTAGCTAGTAACTTAGTGCAACGTGACAGTAGTGGTAATATCTTTGTAAGTCAATTGAATGGTAGTGATATATTAATTTCCGGTGCAACACAACCTCAAATTAAGTTAAAAGATTCTGCATCCAATACTTTTGCATCCCTGTATCACATGGTCTCCTCCAAC